CTCGGGGATAACGAACTCGACATTCCCGATCAGATTGTACGCGACGCTCGGTGCCGGCTGGATGCCGGTCGAGGTCGACGGACTAGTCTGTTCGAGAGTCGGAACAGTGACCTTTGCCACGATACGGTAATTGCGGCTGCCTTTGGCAGCAGGTGCTTTCACCGAAAACGAGACCACGGGATAACCAATAGCAATACCACCGCTACGGTCGGCCCAACGTGCAACACCAGCTGCATCGATTGCGATGGGGTTGAAAGTATGGCTGACAGGGGTCGCTTGACCGTCTGCCAGCGTCAATGGGGCGATTGCCGACATTGTATTTACCTCTTAAAGATGGAGAAAAGCAGGGCTAAAGCATTAGCTGCATGAGTGACACTTAACGGGTTTTTAAACGAAGGAGCAACAGCAGCTGGGAAAGAGAACAATTTTGCTCTCTGAACCTTAACTGTTTTAAGCTTCGACGTGTAAAGCTTCGAAAAGGTAGTCTGCTCAGGTAGATATGTGTAGCCACATGCCACGGTGCCATTTCCTTCGAAGACACTAAAGGTGGTTTTAAACCCATCTTTAAAGTCCAACCCAAGGGTAGAATCCCAAGAGTTAATCCAGTTACCGATCGGCATAAACCAGTCGGCAACGAAGGAAAAAGGCAATAATTCCCAAGCCAACGTAGCGGGATTTGTTAATCCCATCTGCGATGCTCGGCGTAACTGAGAACTGCTCACGGTAAACGTACAGCCAATACGTACGGTATACCGAGCTTCTCCGTTAAGAAACGTCTTGTAACTGCCAGAAACATTACTAGCAGTTCCAAGTTCGTTAATAGTTTGAGATAGGGTACGCCGAATAGTTTTCCGGACAGTAACCTTCTGAAACTCGGGTGTATACGATTGTGCCAGATCTTCGGCAGCACCGTAAACGTCGGAAAGTAAGGGTTTCCACCCATACTGTAACTCCAACCACCCACGAGAGACGGATTCAGCTTGATTTCTCGCGAAGCTCTTGTTGAAAGCAGCCCTTCGGCGGCGACCAACTTGAACTCCGAGATGACGAGCAGCCGATGCAATATCACCGTGGCGGAGGTCTTTATAGGATTGATAAATCCTACGAGCAGTGTTACCGAATAAATCGATAGTCTGCTGACGCTCCGCAAAGGCCTGACCATAATTCACATTCTGATCTTTGAGATCAGCGCGTAACTTCTGGGCAGCCGCACTTTCTAGGCGGGATTTGTCATCGTTCGTTATGGGATCATAAGGATATGTGTTTCCTATGGGAGTTAATCCCACATAAGATTCATCCTTATAAAGGTAAGCATGAGGCTGCACGTCTCGACGACGTGTAGTCTCGCTACCGTTCCAATAATGTTTCTCGTACCTCTCGTAATAAAAATTATTAACAGGTGGCGGAACGGGCCCAAGCCGAGTAAGAAACTTCGGCGTGGACAACCCTGACCGTTGTTCAGAAACAGTCTTCATTGGGGATTTCGACTCTGTTGTTTTCCAGGTACCTGCTATAGCTACGTTCCCAGAGGGAACGAACTGACGCAGAACCACGGGACCCATCGTTGTCACTCCCGAATTATAGATATCTGTTTTTGACACGGCCACCCCTTCATCTAGTATGCCACGTACTCATTGGCGTACGAAAGCAGGTTATCAACAATAAAGATAAGCAGTTCCTCATCGGAGCTGCCTGATTTAGAGTTGAGCTGCTGCTTCAACCATTGAGCCGAACGAGCGTTACTATAACGCACCTCAGGATAGCCGGATGAAATAACTTCATCCAGGTGTGTCATGATTAGTGTTATGGCTCTGCTCATATGGTTCTCCGGTTGGCTGTAGATGAGGACGATCTATATACTCAAAGAGCAATAGATCGCCAGGAGATGTAGCGGCGAAAGCCGACTAATACACCTTGGCACCTCGAGATGTACC